TCCTTGCGGAGAGTGGCGTTGGCGACAGGACGGACTTCCGACTTGCCCTGCACGTTCACAGTAATGTAGGTGCGGCCATCTGTACCGATGAAGGGGCGCAGTGCGCCGGTATCCATATTGTTGGCCAACAGGCGCGCACCAGCCGAACCACCTCCGGTGAAACCGCCCATTCCATTGGGAGTGAGAATGTCAACCTGAACATCACCCATTGTCTTTACCTCCTATTCGTAGAAAGTTGGAAAAATCCCCTGTTAAGCAATCTCGGCACGGCAGAAGCCAACTGCGGATAAACAATTGGAAGCTTCCAGAGCCGTGGCGAACACCGTCTTGTCCATGTCCGCCGTAGAACTGTCATTGACCAGCTTCTTGAAATACCCATCCCCGTTGCTGGACAGCTTGTCCCCAATGGCAATATTCTGCCCAAGGGCGATCTTCAGATAAGCCTGATCCCCGGACAAAAATGACCGGAACAGAACACGGTTGGCGGCAGTGTAAACTTCAGTGATGCCCTTGCCCTGGAGTTCATCTTCCACGGCAATCAGCCCGGCGGCCACCTTGCCGTCCTCGGTGGAATGGGGCTGAACGGTGTCGTCGGTGCTGGTGCGCTCCAGCGCCATGCCAGGGTAGATGGTTCCGCTGGCGATGGCATCCTGGATCGGCTGATCACAAATGATTGCGATTGTACGGTACGCCATTTTGAGTTACCTCCTTTATATAAAGGTGTGCATGATGAAATTACTTTCCAAAGTTGAAGGTGGGAGCAACCAGAGGCTCCTCCTTAACCACCTGATGGTTGACTGCGCCGCCGGCCAGTGTGAAATCCCCCTTAGTCTGCGCCAATGCGGCCAACTTTTCCAACTCTTCCAACGTCTTGCCTTCCAGTTCTTCCTTGGTGAAAGCCTTCTGGTTGGCAGCAAGTTGATCCACCAGATCGGCCTTGAGCTTGCGGTCGCGGGCCACCGCTCGGTTGAGCGCCCCCTGAAGTTCCGGCGAGGCCAGGGCCACCAGTTCTTCCAGGGTCTTGGGGGTCTGATTGTCGGTGGGCTTAGCCTCCTTCAACTTGGCGATCTCAGTCTCCATCTCCTTGGATTTGGCTTCGTTGGCCGCCAGCTTGTCCACGATTTCCTTGTTGGCCGCCAGTTGATTCTCAATGGTTTTCACCATGTTGTCCAGCACGGCATCCTCTACCTTGTCCAACTGCTCCGCATTGCACTGGCACCCATTGTCGGTCAAAAACTTGATCTTCTCTTTCTTGTCCACGTTGTTACCTCCTTCGTTTTTGGTAATCTCCACGTAAGTGCGTTCCAGTTTTACCGGGATTTTCTGACCTTCGAAAATCACATCCGTCTGGTCTTCGTTGAGCTTGTAAGATTGTTTGTAGTAGCTGGTTTTCTTCGGCGATTCTTCCGTATATATAAAATGCTCCGGCCAAACTTCCTCCAACCAAAAATAGGAACCCTCACCGGGGTTCGCATCCGGTGAGGGTCGTTTTGCCCGCAGTGCGGACTGGATAAGGTTGGAAATCTGCCCGAAGGAGGGCGCGGCATTCGATACCAGCCGCTGCCACATTTGCTGAAAATCCAGGGGTGCGGTGTTCACTCGGATGCCGCAACCATCCTTCAAGCTGCAAGCACCGGCACCAATCGGAAGCAGGGCCAAGTGGTCAGGGCGGAAGTCCCGCGCAATGCCATCATACTTCTCCCCGTTCCACTCCCCGGATTGGTTTTCCACCTCAAGAAACAACCCGGTGCTCACCTCTATTGGCTCTCTGGCATTGATCCGCTGGAGTAGTTCCTTGTCAACTTCCTCCAACTTTGCAACATCGAGCCAAAGCTGTGCTGTGAGTTTCCCCCCTGCAAAGCGGGTATTGAACACGCGGCCCACATTGCGCCCCTCCAGCACATCGGGGCTGTTGCAACTGATCGGGGTTCCATCATCATCCTGCGGGTGTAAAACCGGCACAGGTCGCCCATCCCATGCGGCAGGAAATTTGGAGATTTCTTCTGCCGGGTAATACAGAGCGCCGCCAGACCCGTTGTGAACCCCCTCGGTCAACATCACCACCGGCACCACAATATGGTCCCGGTTTTCAAACTTTGTCAGGCGAACGCTGTAGGAAGACAGGTTGGAAACCAAGCATAGCGGTGTTCCTTCCGCATCCTCGTTGGCTTTTATCGCCCGACCCTGCTCCAACGCCTTCTCCTTGGCATCGGGGCCGGTGTAGCACTTGCCACTCTCGCCCCACCTCCACCCCGATTTGCCATCTACTGTACAGCGTTGCACGGGCATTCGACTTTCTCCTTTGCCAATGACATTAAAAAAACTCCCTTCGCATCCTTGGTTAAATATGGCTCTTGTGCAGAGTCCAAAAAACTGCAAACGGAGTTTATGGTTTTTTATACCGTTGAAAAGAAGCGAAAGTAAAGAAAAAACTTAACGCTTCAATTTTCCTGCCCTTGCTGCCGCCAAGATTGGTGTCCAGGGAAGCACTGTGCATCTACAGTTCGGCTCCCCTATCATTGTTTGCGCCACCTCTTTGGTGTAAATCTTCCCATGCCACTCCCTGTGCTTGGGCCGCACCCGCTCATCCAACGCCGTCCACCATTGGATTAAAATTTCCTCGCCAATTATCCCTTCCAATGCCGCGTACTCATTCAGCGTCGCTTGCCGGTGGGCACGTCCAATCTCCGTCCTAGCAATCAACTTTGCCCTGGTAATCCCAATCTTGTCCACGCGGTCCGTCAACATCCTCGCAATACGCCACGGATGCTGCCCCTCGGCCATCCCGCGTGCCAGCACTTCTGCCATCTGTGCCTTCATCGCCTCCGTGATGCCCTTCATGCCATTAAAAGACCGGGTGTAAAGCAAGGCCACGCGATCTGCGTGAAACGGTTGCATCATAATGGAAGCAGCACTGCCCAGTTCCGGCAGCACCGCTCCTGCCCCTTTGAGATCCGTCAACGCCTGTTGAATGCCCCGGTGGTAGGCCGAATACACATAAACATCCTGCCAATTCTTGTGCCCATAGCTGATGAAATTGTACTGGCGGGTGTACGTCAACACTTCGCTCTTCACTTGCTCATCCAACCAAAGCATGAAATCTTCCGTCCGCTGGGCACTCTGCTCATACGCATAGGCACCTGCCGCCACGGCTTCCGGCGCGGCTGGTGGCAGCACGCCACGCGGTTCTTCCTCTTCCTGCAAAGCCGCCACCTGCCCCACCTTCACCGCCCCCAGCCGGTTTTCCTCCACCACGTATTGGCGTACAGCCTTTTTTATCCTGCCGAACCGCTGCGCCACCTCCCGCACATACCGGTCCCGTATTGGTTTGGTCTGCGTGGGATCTTTATCGCGCCGTGGACCTATTTTTACCAACGTGGTGGTCATTCCTCACTCCCTCCCCCGCCAAAGGGTTGTGGTTTGGCAGCCATCTGCCGTTCGAATTCATCAAGTTCCTTTTGCTCGTACTCTTCCTTCAATTCCTCAGTGAGCTTTTCAATGTCTTCCACATCGGCGGGGCTGAAGTTCAAGTACCGCTGCAAGAAGGCCCCCTGTGGCACCACTGTCTCCGCTGGTCCGCTAGCATAGGTGTTCAACGCCTCGGCCACTGCCTTGGCCGTAGTGGCAGTATCCTTGGCATCCGGTGTCTGTATCGGCGGCCAACTCACTATATAATCGGCCGGTTTGGGCAACTCCCCCACCTCAACCAGCTTATCTACCAAGGGACGCAAAATCATCGGCTCGCAGAAGTTCCGCTGTCTCTCCGCCACGCGGTCCCCCCAGTTATCCCGGTCCTGCTGGCTGGCTAGTTCGCCGCGCTCAGAACCGATCAAGATCCGCTTTGGGATGCCCGTACCGGCACTGATGCTGGAAATCAATGTGTCAAAGTGCTCTGCTGGACTGGCCACCTGCGGACTGAAATCATGAATGTCCACATTGGTCAGCTTCAAATACCGGCGCAGATTGTGAACAAAGTCCTCAATGGCATTGTCCAAATTAGCCGCTGCCGTCCCGGTAGGCATCACTGCCCCCTCCTTGGCGATGAAGCCGTAGCCGGGGAAAGCCCCTCGCCAGAACATCTCCCCGCTGCCACCTACCACATAATCCAATGATTGCAAATCATTCAGCACTGCCTTCAGCCGAGGCGTGCCCAAATAATCATTTTCTTCCGCATCTTCTGCAATGTGCAACACTCGGCTATAATGGACGGCGGCGGAAAAGGACTTGTTCTTGTTCTTCATACTCACCTTGTAGTTCAGCGGCTTTCCATACCGTTCGCTGGAAGGATTCTCGTCCAGATCACCAATTTGTGCCGTATCCTCCGTCAGTGGCCGCATGTACAACAGCCGCTCCCCTTTGCGCAAAGGGGTTTCCACGTTGCCGCTGAACCCCAGGAGCAGGATGCCGTACTGGCCGATACCGGCAAGGATGTCCGCACGGCGCAATGCGTAGAAAATCCCCATGCGTTTTTCCAATGCCGTCCATGCCTTCTCAAACGGAGTCTCCCCGGGGTCTTGGCTCTCCTGCACCTGCGGGTGCCGCTGCCAGCAGCCAATGGGGTATGCC